AGAATACTAATTCATTAGTACCTGTTCCACTTGCGTATGCTAAGTTGTGTGGTCCACGACCTGATCCAGAACCTTCGTTTCCGTTAGTAATGGCTAAGTAAGGTGTTCCACCTGATGTATCGACATCTACTGCTTCATTAAATCTAGCTCTAACAGAAAGAGTAAATCCATCAGATTTGTCTGCTGTTGTAGTAATCCATTCGATTTCAGTAATATCAGCTGATCCTATAGCTGCTTGTAATCCACCCATGGCTACTAGAATTTCTGGTGTTGCACTTGTGTTGTCATTACCAGTCATTGTAGAACCGGACTCGATTACCCAACCGCCTGCGGCTGCATATACTTCCTTCTTTCTAGCTGTGGTTAAATGCTTTGGTTTAGACTCATCTGAATCTGTTGCTCCCCATAATGGCATTGTTTTATCTCCTAATTAAAATATTTTAATTGTACTATCTATTTATGTATTTAGTACTTTTAACCATCTATCAAACCCTCTTTTATTCTTTTGCATAGCATTTGTAACTTTACCACGCGTCTGAGGTTTGAGTTTCATTAAGCTTTTCAGGACTTTCGTTGCTGTTGATCCATCCATCTTAATCTTTGTTTTATCATGTAAAATAATCACACCGCCATCTAAATCTTCGACGGATTTTATTTGTTGTAGAACATTTCTATCTGGATTAGCTAAATGACCAACATTTCCTCTGCGGTCAAATGCATCTATAGCTGCTCTAGTTATCAACTCATCTTTAGCATCTTTGTACTTACCACCCAACTTGAGTGCTAATTTATCAATCATGCTAAGTAATTCTCTTTCAGACTTAGCCTTCCTAGTAATATCCCAAAGAAGATTATTACCGGCTTGTGTCGGCATACCTAAGTCTGGTGCTCGTCTGCCTTCACTAATCATAATTTAAAATTGTTTTTTGACGTAGCCAAGTTTTCTCATTTTTTCTCTGAAATTCTTTCTACGACCATCAACTTTATAAGACTTATGAATATCTACTTCTTCATCATCAGCTTTCCAGTTCTTGTCTATATAATCATAGAATTCTTTTTCTTTATCACCTGATAATTCTGATGGTGATGTGATACCAAATTTCTTCATCGCTGCATTAAAGAATTTTTGATAAGCTGCTTTATCACCACTGGCTTCTGCTGCTTCTTCCCATTCTTTAAGTTTTTTATATTTTCTTTGATCACGTTCTTTAACTCGTCTGCGAGTACCATCTCTAGCTATCCATTCATCAACACTTTCAAAACCTGCTGCTTTAGCTAACGCTTTCGCTACTTTAGGATCGTCTGATAACCCTTTCTTTAATTTCTCTATTGCATCGACAGCACCATCATAATCACCGTGATAATATTTTTTATCTTTTGTAATTTTAATTGCTTTGTTAATCAATGCTGATGGGAATTTACCTTCAGTTAATTCTGCATATGATTTTAAACCTTGACCTGGTTTAGTCCAACTATTTTCGTAATTCACTTTATCTTCCTCTAGTTTGTTACTATATTTATAAGTGAATGACTTTCCAGTGAATTTATCTTTAACATTATAAGTCTTACCACTCATTTTCAATATTGGTCCGACAGATTTAGTTCCATCGGGTTTTAAAAATTCTATTTCTTGTTCATGTAATTCTGCATACTCTATTTCACCTTTAGTATACTCAATTGGTTCTTGTTCTTCAACAACAGATTCTAATGCTAAGATCATTCTTTGTGTTTCTCTGTCTTCAAACACATCTTCTAATTCAGATTTCTTATATGATATGAATCCTTTCTTTCCTAGTTGTTTTTGAATCTGTTCTACTTGTAATTCTCTGTCTATAATCATTCCAAAACTGTCACATGCTGATATAATATCTTCAACTGTTGCATGTCTATGTCCGAATCCATCAGTATTAATTGCTATTGCTCTTGGATATACTTGTGATTTTAATTTGAATGGAGACTGTTGAGCGTGTTCTTTTTGTTCTTTGAGTTTATCTTCTCTTGATTTTCCTTCTGCCATACTTTTAAGTCTAGTTCGTGGATCGTTAGTGTTCCTGACAATTAAATCTACTATTGGTTTAATATTAATTTTTGATTTTCCTTTAGGATCACCAAATCCTATTTGAAGTGGATCTGGAGAGTAATAAACATCTTTACTTTTTATTCCCTTATAAGCAGGTTTCTCTAATTCTCTTTTAACAAATGCAGACATTCGTTTCCATTCTTTTTCATCATCAAATCTTATTTCAATGTCAGTAATTGTCTTTGAACCTTTAATGTCTTTTTGAAGAATACTAGGTTTTTCTTGAATATTTTCTTCTTTTATTTTTCCTTTAACAAGATCATCTATATTGTTATCTAACCACTGATCAAACTCGTCTGGATCATCTGTTCTAATTTCACCAGAGTTCATTGCCCATGCCATTAAATCATCTTCTGCTTTCCTTGATAGTTCAAGACTATTTGACCTTGCAACTTTCTTTAACTCTCGACCATGTTTTCTCATGATATCTTTAAGTTTCATTCTGAACTCTTGAAGATTTTCTTCTTTCATTGGGTCATTCTCTGCTGCTCTTAGTCTTGGAGCTTGTGATACTTTCTTATAATCATCTACAAATCTTTTCGCTGTTTTCATATCTAATCCATATTTTTTAGAAATTTGTTGTGCTGATGCTCCATCTTCTAAGTCTTGGAACAATCGTTTCATTCCACCTTCTGAAATAACTTCTTCATATCTTTTAAGTAAAACAGTATATAATTTATCAACATCTTTAAATTTCTTATTACTCTGAACTTTAGGTGCTTCTTCTTTCTTTAGACCTGGTGCTTTTCTTGTTCTTTTATTACCATAATAATCTGAAAGGAAATTCTTAGCTGATGCTATAGATATGTCATGATCTCTTGCCAACTCTTTAGCTGTGGCTCCCATTTGTATATCAATAAGAAGATCACCTATTTTACTTTCGTCAAGTCCTAATTCTTCTTTCATACCCATAAGTTTATGAGCTACTTTTACTAAAGTTTGAAGATTTGCTTTCTCCATCTTCTTTTTGTTCGCATCGTTTACTTGATCATAAGCCTTTGTTATTACACTAGCCGTAAACATATCAACCATTACACCACCAATTTTCTTAGCACTTTTATTTTTAACAATATCTTGCATATCTGAAAGAGCACTCTCAAGTAGTACTTCTTCATTAATTAACCATTTAGCGATCATCTGATTAGATTCAAACTTAAATAAGTTATCAAATGCAAACTTTGAATAAGTTTTGAAACCCATTTTAGCTAATTGTTTTTGAACTAATTGTCTTTGATGTTCTACAGAACCTTGTGCCGATCTACCTAATTTCATATAGGCTTTCTTGATATCATCTTCGCCGGCATGTTTTTTACCAAGAGTTCTAGCAATACCTCTATCGCCTTTATCGTCTTTAGGTTTAGCTTCTGCTTCTGAATAACCCATCTTCTCAGCTTGTTGCTGATAACGCGTCTTTGCTGGTTGAGATTTAGTAACTTCGCCGATTACTTTGCGTAGGTCTTTAAAATCTGTTATGATATGTTTATATTGTGGCATTTTAATTTGAGTTGATTGCTACTCCAACCGCCATTACAGCTGCATTAGCTGCGAATAGTTTATCGGAAGGGTCTTTCTGAATGATGGCTTCTTGTTGTCCATCTAATGTAAAAGTACCGATATCAGTACCACCTGATTCTTCTAGTGTTACTAAGTGTTCTGTACCAACTGCAGCTGTATTAAATAATCGTACATAACGACTGTTACCTACTGCTGATGCTGCACCTGTATTTACTCCTAGAGCTGCTTCAGTTGTGATTGGTTTCCATGGATACATTTTTAAAATCTCCTGTTCTTATTTCTATTTATGTTTTTAAAATCTTATACTTTACCAAGAGACATTTAATGCCTCTAAATCTGTCCAAAATGCTGTATACATTGCATTATAATCATCTGTACCCTTATATAAGTCTTTCCACGCTCTGCGTTTAGTCCGATATTCAGTTTGATTACTGCTTTGTGTTACTGATGTTCTTTGTGCATCTGGAACTGTCCATGTCATACTTTTTTCTAATAAAGCTGTTGCACCATCAAAATCTTTATAATTTTTGCCAATTACAGTTTTAGTTGTGGCACTATTATCATTATATGATAACATATTTCCATCACCAGCTACTGTTCCTATTGCATCTGACTTATAAGCTTTAATCTTAATAGTTAATGATTGAACTTCACCACCAACTCTAGTTTCTTTGACAAATTTTCTAATATACATATTGTCATGCCATTCTAAATTACTTGTTATATCTGCCATAATTATTACTCGTCTGAAGAAGCACTATTGACTGAATGACATATAATTCCAGCATTAGTAGTACCATCGTTTAAATTAGTAGTTGTATATCCTGTTTTTGATGCTGTTAATTCAACTTTCCAATCAGCTTCGTATTCATCATCACTACCAGGATCAGCTTCTGCTGGTTCAGCACCTTTAGCAACTAAGAGAGCTGCTCCAGTACCTCCAAGGGTACCATGAGCTTTAGTAACAATGGTTCCCACTAAAGCTGTAACTGTTGCACTAATTGTAACATCTGACACAGGTATTGTAATTAATGTTGTACCAGTACTAGAGTTTGATAAAGTTTGATTGCCACCATCATAATATAGTCTAGAAGTTTGTGGTGTTCCTCCCGGAAATACTGCTTTTGCTTTAATATAAGTGTTATTACTATCGTGTGTTCGCCATATTACTAAACCACCATCTGCATTTGCCGTATCCTGAGTGGTGTTACTATCTGTAGATGATTGAAAAAGTCCCCATGAAGAAACAGATGTAGATATTCTAACACCATAATCTATAGTTCCCATAGATATAGCATGAACATAACTTGCCCACTCTGCAATCGTGTCTGGAGTCGCTTCAACATTATTTGTAGTATTAACGCCAGTATGATTAGCTGTACCACTTGTATAAGCATTTGATGCTGCGTTAAGACTAGACATAGTTACACCACTACCAATTTGTGCATTGGCACCATGAGATGTTCCATTAATCTCATTAAAGATATGTCTTATTGTAATACTACTACTTGGTACTGCCATTATGATTTACTCCTTACTTGAGCGATTCTTTCTTTCTCTGATTGTCTTGCTTTTATTAACATCTTCTTAGCTAACTTTTGTATTTTGGGTCTCATTTTATCTAATTTTTTACCTAACATTACTTTTTGAGAAATTGTCATAGTTGATAAAGATTTACCTCCAGACATTTTCTTTGCTAATTTGTCTCTTGCCATCTTAGCTGCCTTTGCTTGAAGTTCTTTTCCAGACTTCATTTTTTTAGCTTTTCTTTTAGCTGTACGTGCTCTTTTCTTAGCCGTCCTTCTTGCAGTTCGACCCATTTTCATTCTTTGTTGTATTGTCAAAGCTTCTGTGAATTCTTTAAAGGTATTCATACTACTATTTATATCTTCTTGGACTGTAGAATTCATACCTCTTTTAACAGCTGCAATCCATTCTACTGCAGTGGTATTAAGACTAGCTGCCCATGTCGTTAATTTACCAGCAAGAGAAATATCTACTTTACCATCAAATTCATTTTGTATATCGTGAAAATTTCTTGGACCTACTAATCTTTTTAAAATACTTCTTGCTTTGTAAGCTCCCTTATATGCAAACTCTACAACATCTGGTGGAATTGTTCTTGATCTCTGTTGATTTCTTTTTTGTGCTGTTTCTAAAGATGTAACAATGAATATTACTTTAATATCATAACCAACTTGTTTCAATTTATTTATTATTTTTTTAGTCTTTTTCTGATCTCCTGATGTTGAATCAACAATTATTCCTAATCTAGCATCAATTACATTATTTAATTGTTTATTTGTTAAAGCTTTAGCTGCCATTCTAGCTGCTTCTCTTTCTTCAAATTCATCAGAGGGCATCTTTAATGAGAGACCTTTCTTTTTCATCAATATAGTAAAAAACACATCTGAATTAACTACTCTTAATCCCATAGAGCCTAATCCTAACTGTTTAGCAACATAAGACTTACCACTACCAGGACCACCAGCTAGTATGATAGCTTTAAAGATACCTGGATCATTAACACCTTCATCTAAGACTAGTGTTTCTTCTTCGTAATTAAGAATCGTATCCATATTTCCTCTTAGCCATTTGCATTGCCGTTCCATGCATTACTTCATCTGCTCTATCACCATATCTTTTTACAAAATCATCTCGTTCTTTCTTTAATTCTTTATACATCTTTTCTTTATATGCTAATACTTCTTTTGGTAATTCTTCTGCTTCTTTAACTGATTTTTTCACCCACTTAACAACAGGTTCATATGGTGTAGATGACTGCATCCATTCTCTACCTTTGTCTGTTCCCCATTGATGCACTGAAGGATTATATATCTCATACATAAAATCAGGAAATCCCTCACTAACTCCCATACCTATTTCTACAGCTTTGTATAATTGTTTTCCTAATTTATATCCTCTTGGTAAAGCTTTAATAAATTCATCTTTTTGTCCTGTGTAAACAAACTGTCTCATTTTAGACGCTGACATTCCTGCAGTACCTTCTGCATCTGGATCTCTATCTCCTGCAGATACTACTTTGATTGATTCAAAATTATAATATCCGTGTCGTTTTCCTTTAACACCATTGTATTTCTTTAATAACATTTCAAATTCTTTTATTCTATCTGATCCAACAACCATTTGAATATATCTATATCCATCATCATATAATGAAACAACTACATCAAATACTGTTCTTGAATCAGATGTTGCAACATTGATACCTCTAGGTAACATAGGATTCATGAACTTTCGTATCTGTGCATTTGTTAATGGATTCTTTGTCTTATCAGTTGTATGGGAAGTAAATATTTTAACAGCTTGTCCTTTAGAAATCTTTTTCATCTTAGCAGCCAACTTCATGTGTCCAACAGTAGGTGGATTAAAACGTCCAAACGTAAATGTTACTCCTTTTTGAGAAACTTCTGTTATATTTTTTAAAGTTTTCATCTAATTAATTCCGGGAATCCAACACACTGGATATACACACCAATAGGGATTAAAAAATCCCAGCATCCATAGTATTAAAATCCATAAGGGTATCTTTGCCCATAGTTTGTCTTTAGACCACTCTCTATATCTTAATGCGTATTCTGTTAATTTGTTATCTAACTTACTCATTATTTATCCCAATTCTTCGCTACTGTGAAGTTGTTGAAACTAAACTCTAGTTTATCTACTATTTTAACAGCACCACCTGTATGATCTATTGCAACATATCCTTCTGGTGCTACTACTTTTAATCCTTTATCTGTTTTTACAAAAGTCTTTGCAAGACCTGTAGCTGCATTCATTTTCTTAACGATCATTATCTTTGCTGCGATTAAATACTTAATAAAATCTACTACATTTTTTAATGCTGATGTAGAACTTCTAATTACTTTTAAATGTTCTCTTAATTTCTTATCAGCGACATCACCCTTCTTATTCTTTTTCCACCAATCGTTGAAATGTTTAAAATACATTTGTATAACTTTTCCTGAATCTGGCAATTTCTTTCCTGCTCTAGTATATGTGTTTAAATAAGTTTTAAATCCTATTCCTGGTGGTAGATCATCTTGCCATCTTAAAAACTTATTGAAACTTCCTGAATTAATTCTTTGAAATTGTTTCCCTGCTTCTGATAATAACTTAGTTACATCAACTGTTTCTTTCGCTGTGAAGTTTGCTTTTCCTGATACATCTTTGTATGTAGCATCATCTTGCCATACTGTAGGTGATTTACCAGGTATCCTAGCTCCAAAAGAAGCTTTTAAATTTTCTATTGAATCACCTTTATATGTTGTGTGCCAAACAATCCCAACTTTAGCTCTATTAATTTCTTGACCTATCTTACTATCTACAGGAACAGCATACATAATTGTATTGGGTGTAAATACATAATGTGATTCTCCATCAATATCTTTTTCTTCTACATCATCTGTAAACATTAGATCACCTTGTAATATGTCTTTCATACCTAATTTACTAAACTCTGCTAATGATACTTTAAGTTTCGCTGCAAGTTCACCACTCTTATCATTATCAATGTCAGCGTCTGTATGATAATACGCTGTATCAGCATTACGTTTTCTGAATAAACTTTTCGTAGCTACAAAAAATCTCCCTGTCTCTGGATGTGGTCCTGCGAATACTGCTGGAGCTCCGTCCCACTTAACAGTTACATTAAGACCTCTTTTATTACTACTTGAAAACATATCTCTTAATGATTGAAGAAAGTTTATAGAACTACGTCCACCAGCAATACCAAAATTTAGAATCTCATCTTCAAGATGTTCTAAATGTAAGTTCTTTCCTGCTGCTTCTGTTAAGAATTCCACTATGTATTGTCCTTAATATAATTTTTTAAATCACCAACAGTATTTAATTCTTCTACATCTTCATCTGGTATCTCTATTCCATATTCGTCTTCAATTTCCATAACTATTTCAACAATATTTAAAGAATCTGCACCCAGATCATTAATAAAATTAGACTCATCTTTTATTGAGTCAAGACTTATACCTAAAGATTTTGCTATTATTTTTTCCATTATGCCTCGTATGTTTTTGTTATTGTGTTTGATTCTACTTTAGTTGCAAACTTTGAACCTGAACTTGTAGAAATAGCCACATTCATCCAAGAAGGGTCAGCATGATCACCTTGTATGTCAACGCTATTAATTAAGTATAAATTGACTGAATTGTGTGGTTCTAATTTGTTTATTCTTATAACTAATACTGGATAATCATTATAGTTTTTATTGGTCGTTGTTAATTTCTCTTTCTTCTTAGTCTCAAATTCATCTCTTTTACCCAATTTAGTAGGTGATGTTTGACCACCATAACATATAACTATTGGTAATGCAGTATTTCCAAATTTAGCTTCTCCTTCTATATCTACACTCATACCTATAATTGCATTTGATAATCCTTTCTCTACTTTTTCAATTTTCTCAAATGCATCTTTAGAGATTGAATCTAACAATCCATTAATGTAAACAAATCCTATCATATTTGAAGTTAATTTTAATACTGTATTAAATGGTGTGTTTTCACCTAATTGTATTGTATCACCCACTTTCAGATCATTCAAGTCCTTTAAAGATTTAAGTTCTGTTGTTGTTATGGCATCTAATTTGGCAGTACCTGTCATTAAAATTGGATCAACATCTCTATTCGGATCTTTTTTCTTATTTAATGCATCGACTGCTTTTTTCATTTTTGTTAATTCATTTTTGATTGGTGTTCCATTCTTGAATGCACTTTGAAACTCGTTTATACCATCTATTGTAGCTTGATTCACTTTTAATGTTCTTTCTGATAACACACCTTCTGATATTACAGCTCCACTCGCTTTTAAACCTTCAACTATTTTAGTAGCTGCTTTTACAGTCTTATCTTTTTTAATAAATGTATTAACAAGTTTTGTAGCTTTGGAGAATAATTTACTTCTTATTTTTGACAAGAATTTCTTAGCCTTTGATACAAAATTACTAACTTTGTCTTTTACTTTAGCTATTACACCACTAAACCATCCTTCAGTTAAAGCTTCTTTAATAAATTCTTCATTAAATTCTAAATCAGAAAAATGAAATGCATCTTCTGGTTTATGAATACCCTTTTTTAAACCATGGTAGTCACTACCCCTATCAACAACAAATGGTGCAGTTTTACCAATCCTAGAATCACCCATTCCTTTCTTCAATGATACTTGATAGAATGATACACCCATACAAGTAATCATATTATTATCATCTGTTTTAGTTATTTCAATTTGTTTTTCATCTGTCATAGCTTTAACTTTTTTCATAACTGAAAATAATTTGTCAGCTGTTCCATCTGTAATAACTATTGCATCTGCTGTATTATCTTTGAAGGCTCTTGTTTCCCAAGTACTCGGTGCACTCTTATAATATTCACCAATTCGTGCCCAAATAAAATCTTTTGGAGGTGAATTGAATTTAGCTGAACCTAATTCATCACAAAAAACTAACCAAGCATCTTTACGAACTTTTAATTCATCATCACCACTTAAATCTTTCTTTAAATAATGTCCTTCATACCAATCTTTCATTTTAAATTTCTTAGCACCACCATTTCTCCATTCGTTTTTACTCATTATTTCTGGACCGAAAAACCCGACAAGAGCTGCGCCTTCATATATTACTGTTCTTTGAGTGGCTTTACTTGCTGGTGGTAAAAAACTTGCAACTGATATTTCTATCTTTTCTTCTTTTAATATATTTTCTAATTTTAAATCAGGTTCTCTTGATGTTGTCGCTAATCTATACAATTCATCTCCTAGTCTATGTCCAAATTCTGTATCTGATGCATAATGTGCACCAGCTATTTGTCTAGTATGGCCTATTCTCTCTCCAATGTCAAGTAAATTTCTTCTATGTTCAAATGGTACTTCATCTGCAATAAGTTTAGCAGCCAATCTACCTTGTGTAGCATGTCCTGATGGATAAGAGGGTGTCTCTGCTGTCTTTAACGGAAAGAAAGATAACTCTAGACCTAATTTCTTAGCTAAAGTATATGGTCTAGGTCTTTTATAAAATCTTTTAAGTGATAATATTATAGGATTTGATTGATTTAATAAATCACCAACTCGGCCTAAATCAACTTCTAGTTCATGTTGATCAACATATTCTCTAAATGCAGTCATTACTTTCTTATCATGCATCACCATATCTTTTTCTGATTGATCACGAAATTGACTTAATGAGACTAAATGAAGTATTTCGTTTTTAGTAACTTGAGATGAATTTCTCGGAGGTGGATATCCCTGCCATTGTTCTAAATCTATATCTTCAAAGGTAGAGAAATTGCGGGCTAATTGTTTTAACCGTTTACTACTTAGAGGCTTAGTATGGACAAATTTATCTAATTTGTCATTAACTGAGGATTCCTGGATTGTTTGCCGAAAAGACTTCATATCCAGTATTTATGTTCTTTTTACTTTTGAATTCGGTGCGTTGAAAGGAACTCATCAATGATTTTTATATCTTCAATCAATTCTTCTTGTTTTTCCGTGTCTAGATGTTTCTTTCTGAGTTCGATAAGTTGTTTTTTTAAATCAACTTTACGATTAAGAATATCCATTAAAGGTTTCTCTTTAATTATTCCTTTATTTTTATTTGCAGAACTCATTTAATTCTTTTATTGTTTGATCAGCTGTCTTATGTAAAATACCAATTCCACCAGCTTCTACCCAACTATCAATGTTTTCTTGATAATCATCTATCAATACTGCCTTTTTGTGTGCAAATGCTGCTTTCTGACTACCTTTAAATGTTGGAATAACTATCCAACTAGGGTGTATATGTTCTCGTACCCAATCAATCTTATCTTTAATAACAAGAGTTCGATTTACTGTTCCTGCTGCTGTTAGTATCTCTGTATGAATACCTGAATTTAGACAATGATCAACCAATTTCCAAGTATCTGGTAATGGTTTCATTCTCCTAAACATATGTTTTGCAGTCAATTCACGTTTATTTAAATCATAGAGTTTATGACCTTCTTCTGTGTTCCAGACTTTTAATCCTAACATTTCAGAACAAGTTGACTGAAAATCAGCTAATACTCCGTCCATATCTAAAAATATTTGTCTTACTTTACTCATAATTTATCCTTTTAATCCCCTATTCCTCTCCCTCGGAAAATCCTCTAATCCTCTCAGGACTCTATCCATTCGTGAAAGTCTTTCGCATCGCCTTTCAAAATCCACATTAGAGTCGGACTATCTTAACTCAATCCTCTCGGGACTCTATCCATTCGTAGGAGATATTCATCTCACTAAAGTCCGCATTGTAAAGGTACTGTTATTTCCCTCGTTAAGAACCTGTATTTCCTATCTTACCTATATATTATATCAAAAGTGTACCCGCGGTGTCAATACTTAAAATTTTCTGTTTTTTCTGCAGCGATTCTCTCACCTGTAGCTGTCTGATCCATCACTGGTCCAATATCAACTAATTCATCTTGTGCTGTTTGTTCACAATCATATAATCTCATTTTGGCTCTATCAACTCCAACAACAAATCGTCTATGATATGTTGGATCATTATATCTATTCTTTAACTGTTTAACCATCACTTGATCTAATTCTTGTAAATCTTCTGTAGATATTAAAGCAAACATAAAGTCAGCTGTAGCAGGTAATCCAAATGACTCTGCAGTATCTTCTAATCCAACATCAGTTGATACAAACCCTGTTCTATTTGTTTGAGTAGCAGACATGATTGGAACATCAAACTCTACAGCCAATCCTCTCATTTCTTCTGCGATACTCTTAACGTAAGTATAAGTGTTCACATTACTACCAGGTCTTACTCTAAATGATGCACAGATATTTAAATAATCTATGAATATTATATCAGGTTTAAAACTTCTCTTTAAATCTAATTCTTGTAGTAAATGTCTCATGTGTCCTGAATGAGCTGAAGCTGTTGGATATTCTTTGACAATCAATTTACCCTTTGTTTTCTCTTGAATTCTTTTGATTTTCTTTTCATACATTATTTTCGGTAAATCATCTAAGTCATTTAATGATATGTCTAATAGATTCGCGTCTATTCTCTCAGCTATTTTCTCCTCAGCCATTTCTAAAGTAATATATAAAACATTCTTACCTTGTAGTAAACAACTTGCAGCAACATGACACATAAACAAAGATTTACCTACTCCTGTCCCTGCCATACAAATATTTAAAGTCTTATTCGGTAATCCACCTTTTGTAATCTTATTCATCAATTCTAAATCAAAAGGAATTCGTTCTTCTTCTGTATGATAAAAATCAAATCGTGGTTCCCAATCATCTAAAAAGTCATGACCAATATTTGTATCAAAAGATACTGATAAAGCATCTCTTAAAATATCTGGAATCTCACCCTTACTACCACCTTTATCTTGAATAATTTCAATAGAACTCATTACTCCATTGTAAACAGCTCTGTCTTTACACCACTTCTCTGTTGAATCGACTAACCATTTATCAGGAGTATTTGAACTGTCGTTTTTTATTTCTTGAATAAGATTCGTTGTCTCTGAAAGTAATTGAGCATCAACATCATCCTTTTCGTCAATGTCAATTATTAGAGCTTCGGGTGTGGGAATAGATTTATACTTTAAAAAGTACTCTCTAACTTGTTTAAATAGGAACTCCTCGTCCCTCTCTTGAAAAAATTCTGATTTTATGTAAGGTAATACTTTTCTAGTATATTCTTCATTCTGTATCAGATTCTTGAGTATCGTTTGTTCTAGTCTCGTTGCCATATAAAAATTCCTGTCTCGCGGCCTCATTAATTTGATTTAATACTTCTTCTGTAAAGTATTTTTCTGGATTATTGTTAATCGTTTTTGCAAATTGAGTAGTACCATCAGGTAGTTCAACTCTTGTAGATGATTTCTTGAAAATACCATATTTAATAGCCAAATCAGTTAGACCATAATATCTATCTAATCCTTGTTCATATCTTAATATGACATCTACCATTTTATTTTCAACTGTCAATCTTGATTTCTCATTTTTACAATGAATAATATTACCTATAACATCTGTACCATCTTTCTCTTTCTTCTTAGATAAAAAGATAATAGATGAAGCTGCGTATTTAAGACCACTTCCACCACCCATAACTCGTTTTGCAAACAATCCCATTTGATCGTAAGTATGATTTGTTACGATTAATGGAACTCCAGCTTTACCAAGTTTAAGTGTTAAAACTCTAAACGCACCTTTTACTAATTGTGCTCTAGTCATATCTTTAGTTTCAGAACCTTTAGCTGTATCTTCAATTTCTTTTGTTGTAGATAACATACCAAGAGAATCTAAAACAAATAACATTTTCATATCTGTTTCATCTTCTATGTACTGATCTAAAATACGAATAGATTGTGTTCTAAATTCTTGAACTGTTGTAACAGGAACAATGACGATTCTAGAAGAATCAATTCCTCTATCTTCAATCATGTTTTTTGTGATTGCACTTTCAGACTCAAAATAGATAACAGCCGCATCCGGATTATCATCTAAAAATTGTTTACACATACCAAGTGCAAAGTATGTTTTACCTGTTGCAGATTCACCAGCTAAAGCTGTGATCTTGTTATTAGGTAATCCATCATATATTGATCCAGATAATAGAGCGTTAAATATATAAGAACCTGTGTCAATGTATCCACTGACATCAGCTGCTTGTACACCATCTTCTACAATAGAAGCAAACTCATTACCTGTCGTTTTAATCAGATTTTTCAAATAACTCATAATTAATCTCCGTTTCTTAGTTCTCTCCGTTTCTTTTTGAGAGTACTTTCATAATCTACATACATTCGAACTTCTTTTTTAAATGAGTGAAGTTCGACCACTACTAATATTAATAATGTCCATGTAATGAGATGAAGTGTTAAAAAAATATAACTTATTTCATCCATACTATTATTATACTACGAATCCTTGATCTGTCAAGGCTTTTCTATTAATCATATGTTGTTCTTGAACATTATCTTTATTTTGTCCTGTGTATTCAACTGCGTGATGATCTTCAATCATCTTAGTATTAACACATACAGTACATTCTGGATTCCAAACATTTCCAAGTACTCGACCAAACTTTCCTTTTTCTGTTGATTCAATCATGACATATTCTTGTTCTTCTATCCAATGTTTTAAATAATCTTTAGCCGCCAAACCAAATTTCTTTTCTTCTAAATCTCTTGTTCTTGATTCAGGTGTGTCGATTCCTAACAATCGAACTCTTGCTCTCATTAAAATACTGAACCCTAAATCTAATTCAACATCTATTGTATCACCGTCAACTACTCTTGTAACTTCGGCTTTATATGTAAATGGTATATACATTTTCTACTCCTTATGAGTAGAAAATTATCTACCCAAAAAAATCATTAAGAGTAGATACTGGTTCAGTAGTCCACCCTATCTTGTTTAAAATTACTCCCAAAGGTTCTATAAAAGATTTATTAAACTGTGTTTCATAGTCAATATAAGGCTCTAACTCAAACTCTTTAGGTAATACATTGACAAAAGATATCACATTTTCATTAATTGTATTGGGCATTTTTAGATAACAAAACTTAACTTTCTCGCCATTAGTAATAATGGGATATTTCTTGTCTATATTGTATTTAGACAAATAGTTATTGTAAAGTAACGATCCTCTTACATGAATTGGTGTTCCTTTATTATATATTGACGCTGGATTAGAATACTTTGTTACATTTTGTACTCCACGAGGAAAAGATACTTCTTCTATTGGTAACTTAGAAAATTCATTCCGTGCTTTTGTAATAAACTCCCAAACATCATGTTCTGTTTCATTCATTACAACTTTAATACCTTCTTCTAATTTTTTTCTACACCACATTGGAGTAGAAGATTTGGCTGTCTCGATTCCCATCAATTTTAATTTAGGAGTTTTATATCTTACTCCTTCTGAATCATGTACATTAAGAATATATCTTTTCTTTGCAGTCCAAATACCTTTATCTGCTATAACTTCTCTACCCATAATCATTCTGTTATCATAGGCATTCATATAAGAAGCTAATTCTTCATACGATTCATTGATCATAGGTTCTATTCTTTCTTTAGCTACTGTATCTAAAAAGTCAACTGGATTATTTGGAGCCACTTTTTCAATCAATTTTTCAAATGTAACATAAATTGAATCAGTATCAATAGCAACTACATAATCTTCATCAGTTTCTAATAACTTATTCATGTATTCATTAACAGCTTTCTCTACCCATTTAATACTTAATTGACCAGCTGTAGTAATTCCCTCAGCTATATCTCTATTGAAGTATCTAAAATATTGATTACCTAAAGCTCCATAACATGAATTAAGAGCAATCTTCTTTGCCATCTGATTATTGTTTTCCGCGGTGATAGCATATTCTAATTGTTTTCTTCTTGTTATATCATCTTTAGATGTATCTTCTAATTCCCTCTTATGTTGTATCATTTTATTTTTTGTCAACACTCTTTCATCATACATTTCTTCTAATAACTCAGGTAAAAATCCTTGTCTTTTTGTACTAAACATAGAACCATTTGGTGTAACTGTTGAAGTAGTCAATGAAGTTATATCAACTTCACCTTCAAGTAATCTCTTAACTGATATATCTTGATTAAATTTATTTGGTAGATGAGTATCAGGACTCATATTGTACTGCATAATTAAATGTGGATATAGACTGTTTAAATCAAACGACATCACCCAATTATGTTGTCCTACTTGTGGGTCTTTAACATAAGCACCAACAAATTTTGAACTTGGAGCTCCTTTCTTTGGTGGTGGAATTATACCTTTTTTCTTCAAGAAATTATAAATAAGTAAATCCCAAAATCTTACTGAACCAAACACATCTTCGTAATTACACTTAGCACTATATGCCATAGTAACTAATAGATTCATTAACTGTAATTTATTATCTAATTGTTCGACTAATTCTGTATCTCTAATATTATATTCTAAAAACTTCTGATAATCATTTCTATAAAATAGATGCATCGCACCGAATTCAGAATAATCAATCTTCTTTTTACCAAGTTCAACTTCTGTAATATGATCTAAACGATAAGTCTCTCTAGTTACATAAGTAAATTTCTTATACATCTGTAAGTAATCAAGTATTGCAACTCCCGATATATTGTAAGACACCATTTTCTTCTGACCCATATAGAGCCATTCTCTAGATGTAACTAGATTGTGTGGTGATAACTTCAAGACCGTATCCCAATTAAATAATTTCCAAATACGATTAACAAGATACGCTATATCAAAAGTTTCAACATTCCAACCTGTAACAATATCAGGTTCTAATTCGTCCCAAACTTCCATAAAAGTTTTTAACAACTGTTTTTCATGTTGACATTTATGATATTTTATATTTGGATTGTCTGTTTTGAAATCAAAATTATCTGTTCCAATGACATGAACTGTATCATGTCCAAACAACTTCATTGTAATAGCGTTTACTTTTTCGTTAGCATCAATCGGTTCTGGAAATCCGTCTTCACATTCACACTCAATATCAATATTAAGAATATTTAATTGTTTAACATCAAAATTTATATCACTAGGGAAACTCTCATTAATATAAGTGTATTCCCATTGTTCTAAACCATGAATATCAACATTCGTATCTTTAAATTTCTTTCTCCAATTAAAAGCATGATTAATTGAACCAAATTTCTTTTGTTGTAGAAATTCTCCTTTAACAGATTTGAAAGGAGATTGTTTATTTGTTGGAATATAAAGAGTAGGTTCGTATTTTAATCTCTTAATATATCGTTTACCATTCTTTATACCACGAACTAATATGAAGTCTTTATACTTCTGTACATTAGTGTAGAAATGCACTTACACTACTCTTTCAGGTACAAAGTGATTTTTAACGCATAAAAGCTTTTCTTCAGCATGAGCCATTTTTTCTATTTGTTCATCTATTGCAGCTATGATATCTGGATGTTCTCCGATACCAACTGAATTAGATAGATAAACATGAACATTAGCTTTGGCTTGAGCTATTTCGCCCTCATATTTGATAATGAGAGCTTCTCTTAGTATTTTTTCCATAATATATCCTATTTTTTTAATCGACCTTTTGCGTCGAATTTATCAGTTACGTCAATATCTCGTAACCTACCCATTAATCGTTTTGCACGATTATGTACTTGTTTTGCCCATCTGGAATTTAATCCTTCTTTGGATGCAGTTATATAATCTTCTGCATTTATAGCTGAGAGCATCAGCTGAAATTTCTTTAATCTAGTTATACCTAAATTGAATGCCATATTTGCAATAATTAATTTGACTTCTTCTGGCCAAATACTCCAATTCTGATGAAAATGTGTTTCACATTCTTTCAGACAGATATTTAAATCATAAAATAAAAGTTCATCAGCTCTTGTCTGAGTAATTGGAAACCCAACTCCACGACCATATTCCTCATCAGTTTCTAAAAGTAGATGTCCAACACCTACTGTCTCATATCCTAAATGATCTTTATAAACTTTTAATACACAGCCTTCATCTGCTATTAATTCTTCTTTAAGTCTTATTCTAAATTCTTTACTATACTGCACGATTCAGTTCCTCGATGCCTTGATTGGCTAAAAGTTCTATGAGTATGTTACCCATAAGTTGATTAAATTCTTCATCTTCCGATATAGTATTTAGTAATTCTTCTGGACAGACTCTAACTGCTCTATCAAAATTGATCTTAGGTATTTCAGATTCTTCTCTAGGGACAAATTCAATTTTACCGTATTGATATACAACACCCTTATAATCACCTTTTAAAATTTTAACAGCTCTTTCACCGTTTTGATGTACGACTTCTGTATAAAGTCCTTCATCAAATAAGGGATAATAAGTATCTGTTGGATTATCTACCTTGTCCACGATAAGCTTTGTGTGATGCTTTTCTTCTCTTGTTCATGGTTGATGTAGATATTTTAATTGTTCTACCTCTACCACCTTGACCTTGAGAAGTACATTTTCTCTTGTGATCTAATGTTGCTCTTTTATATAAAAACGCCACTATTTTTTCTTGTTCTTAGAACCTTTAGGACGGCCTCTACCTCTCTTAGCTTTTGCTTTAGGCTTAGCTTTTGATTTAGGTTTCTTACCATCTTTATAAGCTTCATTAATTGAAGCTGTAGATTTATCGTCTGCTTTATAGCGACCTTTAGAATCACGAGCTCTTACACCATCACCGTCTGCCGGTCCGACTAAAAACTCAACTAGTTTTGACCAATAATTCATTTTTTTTCCTCATAATTAAAGTTATATATCTATTATAACAGAATTTTCTATCCTGTCAAGTAAAAGGGGAGCGAACTCCCCTTTTCTTTTATTATTCAGCTAAGAATTGTTTCTTAGTTGATTTTGTGAGTTTACCAATCTCAATAGTTCTAGCTTTCTTTTCTTCTGGAACTACTCTTTCTGCATAAATGGATAATATTCCATTTGAAAGATCGGCACCTTTAACCACAACATCATCTGCAAGAACAAAGTTCCTTGAGAATTTTCGTTGTGAGATACCTTGGTGTACAAACCCATTATCCTTATCACTAAGCTCACCAGATACAGTCAGATTAGATTCTTTGACTGAAACAGTCACATCTTCTTCTGAAAATCCAGCTAATGCTAATTCAATAATATAAGAATCTTCCTCAGCACCCTTACGGATGTTATAAGGTGGATAAT